TTTGGTATGGGGTTGAACTTGTCAGGTCTGAAAGATACATCAGCAACAACCAATATTGCAATCAAGGCAGCTTATTCACTGCTTGATCTTAGATGTAAACACCTTGAAAGGAATATCAAGCGGTTCTTGCGTAAGATCGTGGCGGTGTGCATTGATGAAATCAATCAGCAGAACGGTACAGATTATCAGATCACAGATGTTTATTTTGAGTTCACCCACGAAGTAATGAGTAATGAACAGGAAAATGAACAGAATGAACTTACAGAAGCACAGAAACAACAGGTACAAATCAACACCCTGTTATCACTGGCACAGATTTTTGGTGATGATTTGACGATTCAGTATATTTGTGATGTTCTTGATATTGATTATGAAGATGTGAAGGACAAGTTGCCGGATAATGAAGCTGATAAGGTACAGCAGGTGCAAGATGATCTTGATTCCATTATACCGGATGATGAAGGTGGTGGAATAGGTGAACAAGGCACAGAAGGAAGTACAACAGACACAACTTAACGATGAAAAGAAAGTAATCAAGCTGTTAGAACTGGTATATGAACAGGCGAAAAAGGATTGTGAACAAAAAATCAGGGAACTGTCAGCAAGGACAGACCTTGAAAATCTGCAAAGCATCATATACCAAAAAGAATATCAGCAGATTATGGTTGATCAGATTGAATCAATCTTGTATGACCTGCATGAAGGACAGTTTACAACAATAGCTGATTATTTACAGCAATCGTACATAAACGGTTATGTTGGTATGTACTATGACTTGCATCTTAGTGGTATACCTTTGGTTGTTCCAATCAACCAAGATCAGGTTGTCAAGGCAGTTCGTACAGACAGTAAATTGTCAGACAGTCTTTACAACAGACTTGGTGAAGATGTGGGTTATCTTAAGCGTTCAATTCGTGCTGAACTTTCAAGAGGGATTGCAAGCGGTTCAACTTGGAATGAAATGGCATTAAGGATTGCCAAGGGTATGAACAGCCCTTTTCGTAAAGCATATAACAATGCAATACGGATTGCCCGGACAGAAGGTCATAGAATACAGAATGAAGCAGCCCTTGACGGTCAGCATGGGGCAAAGAAAAAAGGTGCTGATATAGTCAAACAGTGGGATGCCACACTTGACAGTAGGACAAGACCGGAACACAGAGAAGTAGATGGACAGATCATGGAACTTGATGAACCTTTCGATGTTGGCGGTGAGAAAATGCAAGCACCGGGTGTTGGTGGTTCTGCAAGGAATGTCTGCAACTGCCGGTGTTGTCTGCTGCAACGTGCAAAATGGGCTTTAGATGATGATGAACTAAAGACATTACAAGAACGTGCAGCATTCTTTGGATTGGATAAAACACAGTCGTTCAACGACTTCAAACAGAAATATTTGAAGTTACCTGACAATGCTGATACAATGAATGTGAAAGAATATGATGTGTTGGCATACACCCAAAAGCTAAAGGGTGCAATGAGTAGTTCAGATTACGATGAATACATGAAGATTCTGACTGAACACAGTAATACATCACTTCAAAAACTGTATGCAAAGTATGCTGATAAAATAAGTGGAGTCAGTAAAGGAAAAAGTGGATATTATAGATCTGCTGACAACAAACTGGTTTTCTCTTACCCTATTCAAAGGTACATTGATAACGGAAAGAGTAAATACGGAACCTTAGCACATGAGTACGGTCACTTTTTTGATGCAAAAGCTGATTATGAGGGGCTTCACTTTAACGAAGTGGAAACAATTCATAGTAAAACAAAGTATCAGACAAACCGATTTGCAAAAGTGGCAAGTTCTTCTGATGAATTTTTGACTGCTGTAAGAAAAGATAGACAGTTTTTGAAATCAATACTGACAGATGATGTTGAAAAAGAACTTAGAGATCATGACGCAAGTGGCGGTGTTCAGGATGCCATTGATGGACTTCTTTCACATCGTATCAACTGGGGACACGGTGACAAATATTACAATCGTAAATATCATTCAGTGAAGCAGCTTAAAGAACATAAAGGTTTACAGGTAGCATATAAAGAACTTGGTATTGATGCAAGTAATCTTAGCAAGGTAGCGAATGAATGTAGGGTTTATGAATCTGCATCTGAAATGTGGGCTAACATCATGGGTGCAGAAGTCAATGGTGGCTCTGAACTGGAATATGTGAAGAAGTACTTGCCAAACAGCTATGAAGCATTCATTGAAATTCTGAAAGGGGTAAAATAATATGAATGAGAAATTACAGAAAGCACTTGAAAGGTATAAGGAAAAATTTAATGATGATTTTCCAACTATTCCGTTTGAAAGTCAGGAAGATGAAGAAATCATTGACATTATTGATGAATGTATCGAAGAAAACAAAGACGTTTATGATCTTGGGTACTTATCACTTGACGATATAATGTATTAAAAAGCAAAGGTACAGAATTGTATACCTTTGCTTTTTTATTACCTATATGACCATTATATGAGGTCAGAAAGGGGGATAAAAGGAACATGAAAGCGTTGCACATTCACTTGGTACTGTAGAAAGGTATGGTGATCCTGATTATCTCCCAACTATGGGTTAAATAGTATTTTTAAGGCATCCGCAGGGGTGTCTTTTATTTTGTCCGAAAAAGGCTTATGACGTTTAAACTGCTGCTGAAATGACCCCTGCAACATGGGATATAAACTGTTGACCGTTCCCGGTGACACCGGATATAAAAACATGACGGAGAAAGGAAGAAGAACATGGAATTTTTAAAAGCATTTTTTGGTGATAAGGCTATCACCTATGATGAACTGGTACAGGCAATCAATGCCTATAACGGTGATGAAAAGAACAAAGAGAAGCTGATCAAGATGGTCAACCTTACTGATGGTGGTTATGTGTCTAAGGACAAATACACCAACCTTGAAACTGACCTTTCCGGTAAGACTACAGAACTGACAAAGGCAAACAACTTGATTGAAGAACTGAAAAAGTCAGCCGGGAAAGACGAAGAAACACAGCAGAAAATCAGTGCATATGAAACAGAGATTGCAGACCTTAAGAAAGAGAACGCAGAACTGAAAACAGAAAATGCATTGAAATTTGCGTTGGTTGCAGCAGGTGCGGTTGATGTTGATTATCTTGTATTCAAGGCAAAGGAAAAAGGTGAAATCAAACTTGGTGATGATGGAAAAATCAAGGGTGAAGATGATCTGATTTCAGGTCTTAAAACACAGCATCCTACCATGTTTGAAGCATCCAATGGCAATCAGCAGCAGAGTGGTAACAGAAAAATTCTTGAAAACAACCTGCCGGGTGGGGATAAAGACAAGACAGTTACCAAAGAACAGTTCCTTAAGATGGGTTACAACGAAAGAATGAAACTCAAAGAGGAAAACCCGGAGTTATTCAAACAGTTAAATGTACACTAAGAAAGGTTAAAATGGTGAATTAAATGGCAAGAACAGGAAATTTTGGCGGTTTTGCTTTTGATGAAGAAGTATTTACCGGGATGATGCAGGAAGCCGACTATTGGACTACACCAATCATTGCTTCCGGTATCGTGCAGCAGGACAGTTCTATTATGGACTTAATCGGTGAGCATGGAAACGTGGCAACAATTCCAATTTATAAACCGATTGACGCAAATGAAAGCGGTATGGAAGCACTGAACAACGATGGTGAAACAAACAACACACCTGTTGAAATCAGCGGTGACAAACAGACTTGTATGCTTATTCAGAGAATGAAAGCATTCAAGGCTAAAGACTTCACAAAGGAATTAACTGGTGCTGACCCTATGACACTGATTAGAAATAAGATTGCAGGTTATTATGGTCAGGTTTGGGAAAAAGAACTGATGAACATTGCACAGGCAGTATTAGCAGTTGCAGCACTTAGTGATCATGTACTTGATCTTACTAAAGGTACTAAGACAAACATTGAAGCAGGTACAATTTACGATGCAGAACAGGCAGCACTTGGTGATATGGCAGGTGGTCTTGGTCTGATGGTTATGCATTCCATGATCTTCAAAGAGTACAAGAAAATGGAAATGGTTGACTATGATAAGTATGTTGTCAACGGTGTAATTCAGAAAGAAATTACATTGCCAACTATCGCAGGTAAACACGTACTTGTAACTGATAGATTTACAGCTACAGGAGCAGGTGCAGATGCGGTTTACAGCACATACCTGTTTGGCGAAGGTGCATTTTTATCTTGCGATAAGAACAACTATGAGAATCAGTATACAACCAACTATGACCCGGAAGCATCCGCAGGTATTGACAAGTTCTATACAAAGCAGGGTAAGGTGCTGCATCCGAATGGTCTTTCTTTAGCAGTTGATCAGATTGCAAAAGAATCACCGACTTATGCAGAACTTGGTAAGTCTGCAAACTACAGCCTTAAGTTCAATACAAAGAACGTTAAGATGGGTCTTATCAAGTCCAAGGTCGGTACAGCAGTTGTCTAAGAAAGGGTGATCTGATGATATTAGCAGTTGATGAAGTGATGAAATTGCCTGAATTTGCAACGCAAAATGAAAAGGTAATTGAAGAAAAACTGAACGCTGCTGAACTTATGATCAGAGCATACACAGACAACAATTTTCAGAATCGGTTTGTTCGGTTCACCGCTGACAGTTTGGGTAACAGACTGCTTGGAAC